TAGAAGCGGCATTGGCGGCTTGTGCAGCAGTAAGAGAAACTGTGTTAGTGACTAGACTGATTAGTGACTGACCAAAATTAAACGCAGCTTTCAACCCTTGCGCAATCTTCAAACCGGTTTTTACGGTCATTAACGCTCCTGCAAAACCAATAACAGCAGAAGCAATATTCTGTATTACTTCTGGCGGAAGCGAAGCTATGAAATTAGCTGCTGCGGTAGCTATTTGAGATAGCCATGTCACTAGCGTTCCTAGTGTGCTTCCTAATGACTCCAAAACGCCTGTAGCAGTCAAACTATTCCAGATGTTCCCAAGCGCAGCAGATATACTCTGAACCGCTGTAGTAAATGCTGAAACAGCGCCTGTGTTAGAAAACGCAGTCCAAAAAGTCTGTATCTTCTGCGTTGTGTCTGAAATAAAAGCTGATACGTTGTTGATAATCTTAGTGAAATCAATTTTATCAAGCGCTTTTCCCAAACCGTCTGCAAGTTTATTGAAATCAATCTTGTCAAAAGCGTCTGACAAGGCGTTTACAGCCTTAATACCAAACTTATTGAGTTGTTCAAAAGCAGGCATGAGCTTGTTAGACAACGACTCTTTCATTCCGTCGATAGCCTGATCCACAGTCTTAAATTCTGTTGCCATTTTCTGGAAAGCGTCCGAATTACCAGCCTTATTTAAAGCATCGAAGAATTCCTCTGTATTGACTTTCCCATCCTGTACAGCAGATACAAGCTCGGCTGTGCTCATACCCATTTCTTTAGCTACTGCAGCCATACCAGCAGGCGCTTGTTCCATCATGATTTTAAAATCCATCCAAGCGACTTTAGGCTTACTTGCCATTTGTGTAGCTTGCGTAGATAAGGACTTCATCGCTTGCGCTGGATTTTCAGCAGAAGCGGCTAGACCACCAAAGGCCTTTACTAGACTACCGACATTTTTAGTTCCCACAGCGTCAAGCTGTGAGTAGGTGCTAGCCATGTCAGAAGCTGAGTAAATAGTCTTTGTCGCAAAGTCCTGCATTTCTTTTTTTGCTTGCGATATCGTTTCAGCAGAGCGACCAAAAGCCTGCAAGTTGCCCTCAAAGGTCTTCCAAGCCTTTTGCGCTCCATTCAGTTCTCCGACCATTGAACCAAGGCCTGATGTGATTGAGCCAATACCTGATGTCAAAGCAGAACTGATAAGGTTAGCGCCTAAAACAGATTTGAAAGTAGAGCCTACCTTGCTAGCCATGTTCGACAAGCCGCTAACTGACCTTTCCGCTGCTTTAAAAGCACTAGAAAAGCCGCTATCTCTTGCTCGCAGCACTGCTTCGACTGTATAGCTCGAATTTGCCATTAATACACCTCCCCTCCTTTATAATTTCTCATTCTTTTAGCGATAGCGATTAGGTCGCTATTCACCGGTTTGGCAAAATTATTGCCCAAGACAGCATTTTTCCGTTTGGCTTCGTCGTAGAAATCGGTAAACTCCTTATAAACATAAGACTTACCGTTTCTATCCGTTGCCTTGACTGCCCTGTTTAGATATGCTTGCAGATATAACTCTTGCTCACGTTCTAATTGCTTCATGACATGCCCTCGTTTTCTGAGCTTGTACTCTGCAATCGTCATTCTTCTTGCTACATCGTAGTCCGTAACGCCGAACAAGCCGAATATCGTCGCAATCATATCATCGTAGATCTGTTTAGATGTCGATATAACGGTCTTTACAGGTTCATTTCTTTCAGAACTTTGTTCACTTTCAATCTCGTCACTGGTGATTTCTTCAAGCTCTCTAAAAAATCATCAAAGACTTTCTCGAGATTGTCGCCTTGCGCTTCGATCCACGCTTCAATGTCTGCGCTTTTAAGCAAAGGGCGTTCTGTTGCTGTTGCTGCTTGGATAATGTCAGCAATAACAACCGGATTGAAGTCTTTCAGATAAACAACCGCTGATTGCAAGCCCATACCGAAGCTGACACCATTCCCTTTGATTTCATAGCGTTTGTCCATTTCACGGATGAAGTCAATGCCATAATGTAAGTCGTATTTCTTGCCGTTGATTTCGATTTGTTTCATGTTCTTTGTGTTCTCCTTAAAAATAAAAAGGGGCTAGATGCCCCAATGTTCAATTACGCTTCTTGAGTAGTGTCCTTGAATGCGTATTGTACAGCCTTTTGCTGTTCTTCTGACAATGTCGCATATCCGTCAACTGGCTTGCCATCAATCTTCATTTCTGTTGAGATTGTAATCAAGTCTTCAACGTTCGCAGGAAGTTCCCAGCTAGACAGAGAGCCTTGCATATACTTAGCAGGGTATTTGTCTGCTTGCTTTTCACCGGCAAGGTCAATTTCCCAAACTTCGAGCTTAAAGCCCTCTGTGACTGATCGTTCAAGAAGCTTATTCAGTTCATCACGGCTTGAAACAGCTTCGATTTCAAGAGTTACCTCAAGGCCGCCGTCACTGTTTACTGCGCCGTCTTTCGTTTTCTTAGTGTCGTTTGAGCGCTCATATTTCAGTTTATGCTCAACTTGGAAAGCCAACTTAGCAGCAGCTTTCTTTTCTCCCAATTTGCGGAACATCAAAATTTTATCTTTTCCGTACATGTGTATCATTTTCCTTTCTTAATTAAATCTAAATTTCAAGTCAAGAATGCCATGATATAGCAATTCTTCCGTTGAATTGTCTTTGATAATTTGCGTTGGACTTGTCAAGTCCATAGACCATTTTGTGCTTTCAATTTGCCTAATCTTGGAATATTCAGCCATGAGCTTACCTATCCAATCAGATACCAGTTTTCTATCGTCTACACGCCCCCAGACATCGACACGAGCCGACACCTCGCCAATGAGGTAGGACTTTGTCGCTTGTGGGATAATCTGCGTGTAAGACACAACCATAAACGGATAAGGTGTACCGTCTTCTGGCAGATACGGATAAGCAGTCAATCCAAGAGCGTTTGATCGCTTGATAAGCTCATCATGCAATTGTTGGTCTGGTTGTTTATTTAACAATGCCTGCCCTCCTTAAATCTGCGATAAACCTCGGCTGCACTACATCAAAAGCAGGTTTCATAAACGGCTGTGCGTTCATCTTGCGAGTTCCTACTTCGAGATATGCGGCGTAGTCTGTGCCAGCTTCTACCTTTGCAGCAAAGCCGCCGTCTTGCATTTCAAGAGTGATTTTGCGTTTCGTTGCGCCAGTTGCATAGCCTTTAGTAAAGACAGCATTTCTTTTAGCGGCCTTTTGCAACTCACTGCCATATTTCTTGACGATAGCTTTGTGCGCTTCCATGTTCGCAGCAGTCTGCAAGGCTTTTTTTAATGGTGCATCGCCGTTGATGCGTAAAGTTCCGTCAAACCCCATTTTTCACCTCACTAACATAAAAAACAGTCATGCCGTTCGTATGTTCTGGCGTTCGTACGATGTTATAAGGCTTTCCGTCAATCAAAAGGCTGCTGACTTTACCTTTTATTCGCCTAACTCTCACTACCTTAGTAGCTTCTTTCAGCTTGTCGCCCAAGAGATTTTGGAGCTGTGCGCTTACCGGCCCTATATTAGCAGGTACGACCTTTTCAGTCGTTTCACCGCCTACCATTTTCCCCAAATCAGTGTCATATCGTGGTTTTTGCTCGCTTTTAATAACAAGCGTGCATCGTTTGTCAAATCTCATAACATCTTAAACCCCGCTTCAAAGCTACCAGCAAAGTTGCGTCTGATTACAGCGTCATAGACTGCGAAATCGTCCAAATCAAAGGACATGCTCAAACCCTCTACGCTTTGAGAGGACAAACCCTCAGAGCCTAGCTTGTTAAAGCGTTTGACAACTACCTCTACGATGATATAACTTAGCTTATCTGGTATATCGTCTTGTTTTGAGTAGGCCTTGAAGTGCGCTTCTGTGAGGTTTTGGATAATTGACAAGAGATTATCTTGCAAGTTATCCTCGATCCCTAGCAGAGCCTTTACTTGCTCAATAATCGTCATGTTCTTATCCCTCCAATGCGTCAATCAAGCTTGCTTTATCAAGCCCAGAATAGCCCGTCACGCCGTTTTCTTTGGCAATCCCTCTTAGTTCCTGTACCGTCATATCAGACAGCGCAGAGGGGCTTTCTGCCACCTCTGCGACTGGTTCAGGAGTTTTTGGGTGATGCCTACGCAGCAACATACCCATTAAGCACCTCCGAATTTAACGACTTTAGTTGGGTCATACAGATATACACCGTAATGCTCGTCACCTGTGATGACTGTTGTCTTC